AAAAAAAATTTAGAAAATGATGATGAAAAAAAAGAAGTTTTGACTTATGATGTTAAAAAAATTATTTGTAAACAAAAAACACACGAAAATAAAAGATTATTAAAATCAAAAGCACATCAAAATAAATTAGATATGGAATTGAGTAATATTCTGGCAAATTCTGATAAATTATGATTTAAAAAATGATATTTAAATTTTTTAAATCATTTAAAATCATTTAAAATGTTAAGTCATATAATATGTAATATACTTTTTAAAAAACATTTATATAGTAAAAAAATGTTAATTAATTGTAAGAGTAATAATTTGACTGAAAAAATGAAAAAATTAAATAGTAAAATTATTTTTAAAAATAATGATGATTATTATAATGATAATACAAGAAAATTAGACAATTTATTATATAAATATATAAATTATGATATCACCTTGGATATAAATGATTATAATTATTTAAATAATGAACATATAAATAAAGAATTTATTATAAATAGAGTTAAATTATTAAAACATAACAAAATTTTATTAGAGAAATTAATAAAATTTCCATATATCGAACAATGTACAGATAAATGGTATGAAATTAGAAAAACATGTCTTACTGCAAGTGATTTAGGTGAAGCATTATCAAAAAATAATAATTTATTAGCAAAAAAAAAAGCAGGTATTTATATTGATAATACAAATTTTCAAAATATAGCACCTTTAAAATGGGGAAATATGTTTGAAGATATGGCAATTAGATGTTATAAACAAATTAATAATAATATTCCAGTACATATATTTGGTATTATTCAAAATAAAGATATTCAACATTTTGGAGCTTCTCCAGATGGTATTACAGATTTAGGAATAATGGTTGAAATTAAATGCCCTTTTTCTAGAAAAATTAAAAAAGATGTTATTCCTGATAAATATTACTATCAAATGCAAGGACAATTGGCTGTTTGTAATTTGACAGAATGTGATTATGTAGAATGCGAATTTAAAATATTCGATGACCAAAATGAATATTATAATTTTATTGAAGAAAAAAAATATGATAATAAAAATTTTGGTATAATTGCAGAATATTATAACAATAATACACAAAAATACTTTTATTTATATAGTAATGAATATTTAAATAAAGAAAATTGTATTATAGATATTGAAAAACAAATTAAAAATACAAATGATTGCAATTTACAATTTATTAAATTAAGTAGATGGGTATTAAATAATATGTATATACAAAAAGTAGAATTTAATAATAAGTTATGGGAAACAATACCTTCTAAAATTAACGAATTTTGGGAAAAAGTAGAAAATTTTAAAGATTTACCAATTGAATATAAGGAAAGTAAAAAAAAATTAAAATTTATCGCAGATTCATAAAATCGTTATTCCCTTTAAAATGTTCTATGTCTTTTTTATATTTACATAAATTTATATAATATAATAATAATATAATCATAATTAATATCAATAACATATTAATTTTGCTCATTTTATACTTAATAAAATATTATATTTTAATTATTTGTACTTGAAGATACAAGATCTTGTTCTGGTATGCCCAAATTTACTGCAGCTAACATAAGTTTATCAAATTGATATTTATAATCATCCAATGTTTTGTCCTCTTTATCAAATAATTGATTATTACTGCCTTTATCTGTATTATTTAATCTATTATATACTTCTCTTTGTAATGATGCTCTTTCTAATAATTCATGTGTTTTTCTTGTAACAGTATCTATTTTAATATTAAGATCTTCTATCTTTTTTTCTGTTTTTTGTTCATATACTTGTAAATTTTTATTACTATTTCTCATAACTCCAATATTATCAGTTAATTCTTTTGATAATTCTGTATATTTATCTGAAAATTTTGTATTTAAATCTTTATAATTCTGATAATCCATTTTTAATTCGCTAATTATTTTACTATTATTATCTATTTTTTTATTCATATTATTTCTATCTACTTTAATTTTTTCTATTTCGAATTTGAATTTATTATTATCTTCTATCCTTTTATTATTATTATCTTGTGACATTTTATCCATATTATTACTATATTTAAAACTTTCATCAATCCATTTAATATAATCATTTAAATATAATAGTTTCGAATTATCATTGTAATCCTTTATATATAAATCACTAACATTCAATTTATTACTATATACATTATCATTTTTAATATATAATGGAGAATTATAATTCTCATCACCTCCTAAATATATTTCATTGTTTTTGAATTTTGTCATTATCTGATTTTTATCATTTTTGATTTTAATATTGTTTGTTTTGATATTATATTCATTATCATTGTCATATTTCATTTCAACACATCCATTATCTTTATTACATAATAATAATGTATCAACAGGTTTCTTACTGTCTTCTACAAATTTACCAAATATTGATTCATAATCTGTAAATTTTTTATTTGTATTATCTATATTATCTTTATTTTTTTCTATATCTTTTAATAAATTTGAAAAACGGTTAAATGTATCCGTTTTATATTTAATCGTATCATAAACATCCTTTTGCAATTTTTCAATATTTTTTTTTATATTAGATATGTCTTTTGTTACATCATTATAATTCTGAAAAGTTTCATTTGTACATTTATATTTATATATTATTATAAATAATATTATTAATATTGATGATATTATCAGTATATTTTCTAAATAATACATAAATTATTCTTTACTAATAAATAATATTATTTTCTTTACTGAATTTCAATAATTTTTAAATTCCCACCCTGTATATTAGCACTTCTACTACCTTCATCCTCATCCTCTTGAACATCTTCTCCCTCGCTCTCATCTTCCTGTTCTTCATCTTCATCTTCCTCTTCTTCTTCTTCTTCTTCATCTCCATCTTCCTCTTCCTCTCCTTCTTCCGGTTTGTCTTCATCTTCATCTTCATCTTCATCTTCATCTTCGTCTTCATCTTCATCTTCATCTTCATCTTCATCTTCATCTTCATGTTCATCTTCATCTTCATCTTCATCTTCATCTTCATCTTTATCTTCATCTTCATCTTCATCTTCGTCTTCATTTTCTTCTTTTTCTAGTTCTAGTTTATCTTCTTGTGATTTTTGAAATATATTTTTAATGCGTTCAATACCATCTGATACAAAGTTACCACCAGTCATTATATCATTATTCATATTATCCTCAAATGTAATCATATCAAAATTTATATTTGTTTCATTATCAATATAATTTAATCCATCTGTATTTAATCTCATTTGTAATCCCATTGTTTCAAGTTCTTGTACAAGTAATTTAAAACAATATGGTGTATTGACTTCAACTATATTTTTATTATTATTACAATTTTTACATTCTAATATATAATTATTTTTATTTGAATTATATATAGCTAAAGTACCACAATTTTGACATATAGGCCATTTATAATTATCTGATCTAATAGTCATACTTTCTCTCATAAACTTGCTAATACCATGACTTAAAACACTATCTCTTTCCATTTCTCCAATACGTAATCCACCACCTTTACGTCTTCCCGCAGTTGGTTGTCTTGTTAATGAAACTTTAGGACCAATATCTCTAGCATGCATTTTTTCTGCAACCATATGTTTCAATCTAAAATAAAAAGTAGGTCCTATAAATATCTGGGTATCAAGTTGTTTTCCAGTAAAACCATTATATAATATTTCGTCACCGTGTTTATCAAAACCCAAATCTTCTAAATTATTATATATTAATTTTTCTTCAAATGGTAAAAATACTGTACCATCTCCAAAATTACCATTAATACACGATAATTTAGCAAAAGCACATTCAACTAAATGCCCAATTGTCATACGAGATGGTATGGCATGTGGATTAATTATAATATCTGGTCTAATACCATGTTTAGTGAATGGCATATTTTCTTCGGGCAATATCATTCCAATAACTCCTTTTTGCCCGTGTCTAGAAGCGTGTTTGTCACCAAATTCAGGTCTTTTAATTTTTAAAAATCTTACTTTACAAATTTTAGTATCTTCGTCATTTATTTTATTACCAATAAATACCTTATCTACTTTACCAAATAATGAATTATCGGTTGTTATTGAACAATCTGTATAGATTATTTCTTTAACTAATTCTGTAAAAACCCCTTTTTTAACTTGTTTATAAACATATTTTTCGCTTAACATTCCAACAACAACAACCTTTTGTCCTTTTGGTATATAAACACCTTCTGATATAAAACCATCTTCATTAATATAATTATAATTCGCTGATTTCATATTATTAATTTTGTAACCTTTTTGTTGATATATAATTGGATTTGCAAATATTTTTTTTTCATATTGTGATTCTATTTTTGATGTAGCAGTTATAGATTTATAATAAGATAAGGAAAATAATCCTCTATCTAAAGAATGTTTATTAATCATAATACTATCTTCTTGATTGAAACCAGTATAACTCATAATTGCAACAATAACATTAAATCCATTTGGTAAATTATTATTTAATGTATAATCTGATATTCTTGTAGTAATAATTGGTTTTTGTGAATAATGTAAAACATAAGACATTGTATCGAATCTTTTATTAAAACTTGTTGCATATACACCAATTGCTTGTTTACTTTGTGCAGCGTGGAAAACATTTCTTGCAGATTGATTATGATTTGATAATGGTATATTAGAACTAATTGCACTTAACATAGTGGATGGATGTATTTCAATATGTGTATGGAAATTAGTAATATCTGTATAATTCATAGCAATATATATAGTATCTTGTTCATCAATATCAATATATTCTATAACTGCTCCATTATTTTCTAATAAATCTAATATTTCACTATCATTTTTATTAGCACATTGAGATAATGTTTTGGGCGATGTATAAAAACTTTTATAATAAAAATTATCATTTTTATCAACTTCAACTAATGTATTAACAGTTCCAGATAACATATCAAACCAATTATTAAATTTATTAATTTTAGAGATATTTGAAGCAATTATTAGAGGTCTACAACATCTTCCAGAATCACTTAAAATATTAATAATATTATTTTTGATATCCCAAGAAATTGATATCAAAATATTTATTAAATTATTACGTCTATATGCTTTTAATGTTCTAACAAGTAAATTAGGTTCATATGTTA